TAAATGCTGTGGTTACTTCTGGAAATCAACAAATCGCATTAGTAAATGCAGCAGTAGATAACTACAATCTATTCGTAAACATGGGAGTAATATAAAATGGCACAAATTAGTTTACCAGCAAGACTATTCGGAGGAATCGTTTCAGCATCTGAGGGTCAGGTTTACACCGTCCCAGCAGGAGAGACAGATGTTATTACATCTATCACTCTATCTAACGTCACCGATGTAGCACAACAGGCAAGCGCAAAATTCGCAGGAATTTTCTTCTTTAAGAATATTGATCTAGCCCCTCGTCAAATCACAGTTATAGATGTTAAGCAAGTTTTAAATGCAGGAGACGCAATTGTTCTTAGCGCAGGAAACGCATCGTCTGTAACAGCATTTATCTCTGGCGTTAAAATAACAACAATCTAATTAAAAGTATTTAGGAGAAATAGAAAATGGCAGTTGCAAATACAGTTACGCAAATTGTTTTACCTGGTATAGATAAGGTAGTTCAAGACCAGACAGTTGCCGCCTTGGCGGTAAATCCAACAGTGGCAGCAATTCTTTCAAACCTTGCCCAGGCTGGAAGCGTACAGCAACTAGATGCAGCAATTGCAAACGCAAATGCTATAGTTGCAGAACTTCCACCCGTAAACCCTTTGCCAACATTTGCAACCTATTCATGCCGAGACAATAGACCGTATTGGAATATATATAACAGCAGAATGCTTCCAATTGATGCAGGTAGTCAGCATACTGATTCAGAAATGTGGGCACCTTGGACTGGACACAATTATACAAACGAACGTTTTAACTCAAGCAGCTGGACATCTTATTGGAGCCAAGCAACACCATATCAGCAAGCAGACGGTCACTGGATGATGAGACTTAATGCTGGTAACAGAACTTACACTGCAATTAATCCCGATGTGTCTCCTTCTTATATGCCATACTATGGAGTTATTATTGGCAAAAAGGGAATCAGACAAAATTTCTCATTGTATAACAACAATGCAACATTAAGAATTTGTGAGCGTGGAATCCATGAGGGATACTATGAAAACATAAACCTTAATCAGTCAATATATTCTACTTGGTTTAGCACTGGAGTAACTTACGGTTCAGCTGGTTACAACGATAGAACTAGAACACTTGTAGTGGTAGCAGCAAAAGATGGTTCTAATAACTACAGAATGCACATCTGGAAGAATGCAGGAACTGATAGATCTTTAAACAGCGATAACTACTACCCAGGAACACTTGCTGCTTTCTTAAGAGAAGCAAAGACTGGAGTTCTTGATGTAGGACAAGGATCTGGATCTGCTAGTTATGCTTTCTATGATTTCCAATGGCAGGCAAACAACTCTCAAAGCTATGATGAGTCAAGATATCGCATGCGTGTGGTGCCTGGAGATAATGGTATTATTGGAATGGCTAGAATGGTTCCATCAAACGTGTCTAATTATGCAACATTTAATCCAGCAACTCAGCAACTAACAACATCTTTTAATACAATTGGACTAACAACTTCATATGGATTTGAACAAGGCGCAAGATATGGAATGAGACATAATATTACTTGGGACAATAACTGGGTAGCAGCGTATAACGCATACTATTATTATGGCTCAGGAATGAATGTTTACTTTATTGATACAAGAGATCCTAGAAATTATTTTATTGGGCAGGCGGGAAATAGCGAACAAGGATGTCAGCTAGTTCCATACCAGCAAGATAAGTTTTTGTTCAATAACTCTAGACACAATGTTGATAACGATTATGGTCTAGCTCTTTATGTTATTGAGCCTGAAGCGGCATTACTAGGAAGAACCACAAGCGGAACTATAGCTAATGGCGGTACATTAGGATTGCAAAATAACCGACAAGGTGGTAAATTTGATACAGATTACACAAGCACAAACTTTCCAGGACTACAATCGATGGCTCACTGGACAAGAAGAGTATAGGGGAGAAAAAAAATGAAAGTTAATTTTAATCATGGAGTAGTAGAGTTCCACGAAAACGGAGAATATGAGACTGACATTGTAACGTCATTACCTCATAGATTAGACGTTGTTGATGGAGTTGTAGTTGACAAGTATCCAGGTAAAACAGATAGAGAAGTAAGAATTGCAGATCATGCAACAGCCATGGCTGAGGTAAAAACCAGGCAAAAAGCTTGGGATGATGCAGAAGAAAATGAAAGACTTGGAGATCGCCCAGAGGATTTACCTGAGCTTGATCTTCCAGAAGAGGAATAAGATGCCAATTACACAGACCCCCAATTCAGTAGTACCAGCACTTTGGACTTATACATATCTACAAGCTCCAATTAATGGACAAGGTAAGCCATACTTTAACATCCCAGCTCAGTTCGCTAACTTGGGAACTAAGTCAAGTGGGACCCTTACACTAGACCTAGCAGCTTCAAACGTTTTTAAAGTAATTGCTGGTGGTAATTTTACAGTAGCGTTTTCAAATATTGCGGCTACAGCAAGCGTGGCACAGTTCTGGCAAATGGAAATTAAGTCTGGCGGAAGCTACACTATAAATTGGCCAGCAGGAATTATATGGGATGGTGGCGGAGCTTCAAACATTCAGCCAGTTCTATCGCTAGATACAACAGTTTTAAATTTTTACACCAGAGATAACGGAACAACAATCTTTGGCTCATACGCATTTTCAGATTTAAAAATCTAACATAAATAGGAGAAAAAAGTGGCAATATCAACAATATCATCAAATAGCACCTCAGTAGCATTACCAGATTTAGACCTGTCGGTTTTTAATAACCTAAACGCAGGACTAAATACAAGCCCACAGATGCTTTCTATACTTCTGTCATCTTCAGCAGCATTAAGCCTAAGTGCTTCTATTGCTCAAGTAGACCTAATTGATGATAATATTAGAGATAATGCAGTCACAAGAAATCCACTTCCTACCTTTGGTGTTTACACTAATAGATCTAACGAGCCAGCATTTGTTACTTACAGCAGCAACATGCAGCCTATGTACGGAGGATATTTAAATTCAGATTCAGAAGGTCAAGATTGGCAAGATCGAGGCTGGAGATATACAAATACTTCACAAGACGCAAGAGGAACAGGACACTCTTCCGTAAAAGGAACCTGCTACCAACAAGATGAGGGCAACTGGTCAGTTCAGCTACCAGGACATGCACCTGCTTCAGGATCTGACGGACAGTATATGCACTCTCTATGGCCTTGGTGGATTGTAAACCACTGGCCATTCTTTGGAACCGTGATTCAAAAATCAGGAGTTAGACCAAGAAATTCAATTTATTACAGAAATAGCCAACTAGGTATGTATCCTAGAGGTGGCACCGCCCCGCTAGAGCTAGTTGATATGAGTGCAACATATGCAACATGGGCTGGATTTAATACTGGATATACAGCTATTTCTTACAATGCTAGAACTAGTACTTTAGCAGTTTTAGAGCCTAGAGATAATAACAATAACTACAGACTTCACGTATGGAAAAATACTGCCATAGACTTAGATCCAACTAACTACACAGCTGGAACCATGCACAGATTTTTGATAGCGGCAAAGACTGCTGGCACCCCAACAGCTCTAACACAAGCAGCTTATTACTACTACAATGATTTCCAATGGCAGCAAGATAACTCTCAAAGCTATGAAGAGTCAAGAAGAAAAGCATACATAGTTATGGGAGACAATAACCTAGTTGGAATAGCAAGATTTACTCCTTCAAATGTAACTCGTTATGCAACATTCCAGCCTAACTTTTCCGCAACCACTGGAACTTTAACAACTCTCAATGGCGAGACCCACACAACCTCATATGGAGTTGAACAAGGTTTGTACTATGGAATGCGTTATATGCAGACCTGGGATAATAATTGGTTTGCAGCGTATGCACCATATTATGCATATCAATCAGGATGGTGCGGTCTTTTCTTTAATACTCAAGATCCTTCAAAGTATTACACTTCTAGATGGGCAAGCACGTCTTGGGGGGCACAAGTTGTGCCGTTTAAGAAAGATAAATTTATTTTCCACGCAGGATCTTCTAACGTTGACTATCAAGGTGGAATGAGACTTTATGTTGTTGATCCAGGAGGACTTGCAAAATATGGAGTTGACTCTAATGGAACAGCGCAAGCAAATGGATCAAGTATTGATCTGTTTAAGTCTACATTTGCTTACAGCTTTGATACAAGATATCAGTCAACAAATTATCCAACAATTGTTCCAATGGCTGAATGGTCACACGGATAAAATGTACTACGCTATCCTTGAAGAAGAAACCGTAAGAAGATCTGGAACTCTTAATACTTTATTTCCAAATGCTTCTTTCCCACTAGTAGGGCCAAACGAAGAGTTTAAAGAAGAAAATAATTTGGTTGAGGTTTTAGAGTATTTAGAGCATAACCCAGAAACACAAAAAATGATATTCTGTGATCCGTATTTTCTAGATGGATCTGTATACAGAGTTGAGCTTGTAGATTTTACTTCAGAGGAGCTAGAATCAAATCTGGCTGGCATTGAAGAATTCGAATCATTGCAGGGGGAATAATGTTAGAATCACAGAGATCACTATTTAAAAGATCAAGATATAGCCAGTTTGGCTTACAGCTATGGCTAGATGGCACAGCCGTCGACAACTTTGAAGTGACTCCTGTTACTAATAAATGTTTTCTAGCAAAAGATAGATCTCAGTACCTAAGAAACTTTGTGCAGGCAACATCAACAAATCAGCCTACATATGTACTAGCAGCAATCAACTCATTGCCAGCCCTAAGATTTGATGGCGTAAATAACTTTATGACATTTTCAGATCCGACATTATCATGGCTTGCAAATACATCATTTACATTTTTCTACGTTGCAACTAAAACAGCAAAGACTGGTAGCTCATTTGTTATCGGAGGACAAGGAGTAGCCACTAGATCAAACCTAGCATTTGGTTACACTATCCCGACATCATCCAGAGCAGTTTTTGGAAATGATGATATCAATGCTATTGTTCCAGCGGTAACCCCTGGACGCCCAGAGCTTTATACAATTAGATACGATAACACAAATAATAGAAGAGAAGTTAGAAGAAACGGTGTGACAGTTGCACTTGGAGCTTCAGACGGAGCACCTTCTAATATGACAGGACAATCAATTGGTCGGTACCTATCAACATATGGTCAATTTGATCTAGGAGAGATCCTTGTTTACAACAGAGCTGTAAGTGATTATGAAATGGGTCAAGTTGAAAGAGACCTTATCTCTAAGTGGACAATCGTCTAAGGATAAAAAATGGCATATGAACCCCAGAGATTTGTTGGCCCTTTAGTATTAACCCCTTTAGCAACCACACCACTTAAAACATTTGCCAACAAGGCAATAATAAAAAACATAATTGTTTCTAATATTTACAATGGAACATTGATATATTCTATCTACGTAGCCCCAGCTGGCGAGGATGCCCAAAACTATAACAAGGTATTCCCAGACATGGTGGCAACAGAAAAAAACGTTGTATCTCATGATGTTACAATAGTAGTAAATCCAGGAGATAGAATTTTTGCTCAGGCTAGTATCCCAGGCGGTATCCTTCTTACCATTTCTGGCGTAGAAGTTATTCCTTAAATACTACTTTTTAATGTAGTATAATAGAATTATGAGCTATCAACTTAAAATAATGAATGACTACCCTATTGGCTTTTGGCCTCTAGACGAGTCTTCTGGAACCGCAGCATTGGACGTATCTGGATGCTCAAACAATGGAACATATACAGGCGGAATTACAACTGGATTAATACCACTTGTTTCAGGCGGAGCAAATGGATCTCTTATAACAAATACTAAATATATAACGTTGCCCGTAACTAAAGATTATTATGGATCTACTGCAGATGGCGGATTTGCAGATAACAACTCATCAGATAATTCATTTTCATTAGAGGTGTGGTTTTATCCTAAAATTACAACAGCTGGGCTAACAACCATATTTGCAGACTCAACAAAAAATGTGGGTATATTTTATGAAAAAGGAAATATAGTATTTAAACTTGAGGCGGAAAGGCTTGATTATACTTTACCCAATATAAGCCAATCCCATCATATTGTAGCCACATACTCTATTACAGAAATGTCTTTATATGTAAATGGCAAATTTGCAGCAAGCAAGCCTTTAACTAATTACAAGTTTACTAATCCAACAATTACATTAAAGTTGGGTCCAACAGGAAATGCATCTGATTCGTTTATTGTAGATGCTCCAGCAGTATATAGATATGCCCTAGGCCTAGATAAAACTTTAGAACATTTTAACTACTCTGGCACAACATCTCCTTTTCAGGTTTCATACCCACAGAGTGGGACATTGTTTGAAATATATGACGATAGCGTAAGCAAGCAATTTAATTTTTCCTATCCTGCTAATAAGCCCCTAGAAATTTTTGCCTCAGAAGATCTAATTTATAACACACAAGAGAAATGCCTTGAGATTAATAAAACGGCCTCTGCAGCCTCTAAGAGCGTGGTTGTAGTAGATGCCATAGCAATTCCTGCAGGATTCGATTTGGACTCCTCTAAGATAGAGTGGAACGGCGATAATGGGGTGTCTGTAAGAACTTCTACAGATGGCACAACATGGGAAAATTGTATTAACGGAAGAGCAATTCCTCAATTTAAATTAGGATCATTTAGTTCTGAAAGAACCCTTTATTTTGAGATAACATTTGCATCATCTGATACAAGTAAATTTATTCCAAGGCTATATAGCCTACTTATGTGCTTCTACAAGGATCAGGTTCTTTACTCAATAAGTAGCCCTGATTATATTTATACAATAGAGGGCACACCTGGATTTGCCTCAAAAGACATCACTCTGGGAAGAGTTCAATATCCTATACTGTCCCGCCAAAAGCTAAATGGATTAACAACGGCAGGCGGATCAGGATTTAAAATCAATACCGCAGAATCAACTAGAACAGTAGAGTTCTTTTTAACCCTATCAGACCTTACCTCAAATTCTATTTTATCAAGTACGGCAAATGGGGATTTTATATCAGCAGGCTATTCTTGGGCTACAAATGGAACTATTACTAAATCTAATATATCTGCTATTTATGTTAATGGTGTAGATCGGACTTCTCAGACAAACGTAAGTTCTGTATTTACCGCAAACGAGCTTTATCACGTTATGATTGTAACAAGCGGACCAATTTCAGGACAAATTCTATTTAATCATTCGGCAACAGGAGGCCCTTCCAGCCTATATCAATACATTTCTTACTACCCAGCAGCCTTCTCAGCTCCCATGGCATTATCTAATTACAACATGCATATCGGAAGATCAGCGACAATAGCAGATGATTCGTCCATGACATTGACAGAAAACTCCGTTGAGTTTTATGACAACGACTGGATTGTGCTTCAAAACCAATAATTTGTCACGAGGGTTGACAAAAAGCTGGACTTGAGTAGACAATAATGGTAAAATAAAGTCATATGGATATTAACAGAATGAATAGCAAGATTCTTGAAGAAGAGTCTATACTTGGCATCTATGTCTGGGAAATGCCAGATGGTAGATGGATTGGAGATGATGATGGGAACTTTCTTTCGATCACGTCCAAAAAAGGAAATAGGGCCAACATCGATGCTTTGGCTAGAGAAGTTCGCACGTTCGGCATATACGAAGGCGGGCCTAAATTTCTTTCCGCTAGAAGGAAAATTAATGATGAAGAATTTGAGCACCAAAAACAAAGACTAGACTGGGGACTAGTTCCTGACCCATTTGATATTGGTAACTATAAGGACGAAATGAAAAAGCTAAAGGGGCTAAGATGAGCGCAGAATTTCTTGATGAAGACAACTCAGAAAATATAATTAATATTTCAAATAACGCAGACTGGTTCTCGCTAGAAAAAAATGAAACGACAACCGACCCATTTTTGGCAGGTCTAGAAGATCTTAAAAAAGTTAGAGGCCTAGGAACTTCGTTTAAGCGTAAGATAAATAGAGAATTTTCTAAGTCGTTTACTGGCCGAGAAGAAACTGGAACACAGCAGAACCTATTGGCACAAGCAATTACTGGCTATGCAATGTTCGACTTGGTAGAACCTCCATACAACCTAGAGTATCTTTCAAAAGTATATGAGATTTCAACATATAACTATGCAGCAATTAATGCCAAGGTAGCAAACATTGTCGGGCTAGGATATGATTTTATAGAAACAAAGAAAACAAATGATGCTATTGATTCACTTACAGATGATAAGTCTCTTGAAAGAGCACGTAGAAAGCTAAGCAAATTAAGACAGGATCTACATGCGTGGCTTGATACAACAAATGATGAAGATACATTTACTCAAACATTAATTAAAGTATTTACAGACTACGAAGCAACTGGAAATGGCTACATTGAAATAGGTAGAACCACTGCTGGAAATATTGGATACATCGGGCATATCCCAGCAAAGACTATGCGTGTGCGTAGATTAAGAGATGGCTTTATTCAATTGCTTTATGGAAAGGCTGTTTACTTCCGTAATTTTGGAGACACTGAAACAGAAAACCCAATTGCTGGTCAAGAAGATCGACCAAATGAAATTATTCATTTAAAGAAATATACCCCAATGAACAACTACTACGGAGTTGCAGATATTATTGCAGCCCAGGTTTCTTTGGCGGGTAACGAATTGTCTGGAAGATATAACCTTGATTACTTTGAAAACAAAGCGGTCCCAAGATATATCATTACAGTAAAGGGAGCAAAGCTTTCTCCAGAGTCAGAGCGTAAATTGCTTGAATTTTTCCAAGTTGGGCTTAAGGGTAAGAACCACAGATCCCTATATATTCCACTTCCAGGAGATACCCCAGACTCAAAAACTGAATTTAAAATGGAGCCTGTTGAGGCTAACCCACAGGAGTCTTCATTCAATGTTTACCGCAAATCAAATAGAGATGAAATCCTACTGGCCCATCGTGTCCCAATTAATAAAATTGGAACCCCAGAAGGAGTTAATTTAGCAGTAGCAAGAGATGCGGATAAAACATTTAAAGAGCAGGTTTGCCGACCAGCACAAATGATTTTAGAGAAAAAATTAAATAAAATATTTGAGGAAAAGACAGATGCACTAACCCTTAAATTTAATGAATTAACTCTTACTGACGAAGATACCCAGTCTAAGATTGACGAAAGATATTTAAGAATGCAAGTAATTACCCCTAATGAAGTTCGAATTAGAAAGGGTATGATTCCTCTTGAAGGCGGAGACGAAGTGGTAGATTTGAAGGGTCAGGATGCCGCAGAGCAAACAGCCCAAGCTGGAAATACCAGACAAAGATCTCAAGACCGACAGGCAACCGCCCCAGATAATTCTGGAGAAGGACGAAATGCCAAGGGCGACGGAAGACAGGTTGACTAACTCTACTCAACTGTTATTTGCCTTTTTATCTATAAGTCGCTAAAATTAAGCATATGAATATTGAAAAGTCTTTATGGACTAGCCATGGCAATGACATTAACTTGTCTGTACCTTTCACTAAAGTTAACCGTGAAAAGAGAACAGTATCTGGCTTTGCAACGCTAGATAACCTAGATCAGACTGGAGATGTTGTAACTGCAGAAGCAAGCATAAAAGCATTTGAAGGCTTCCGAGGAAACATTCGTGAGATGCACGGATCCCTTGCAGTTGGAAAGATGGTTTCTTTTAAGCCAGAAACTTTTTACGACCCAGCAACTAAAGAATTTTATAACGGAGTTTATGTAACAGCATACATTTCAAAAGGCGCACAAGATACTTGGGAAAAGGTTCTAGACGGCACCCTATCTGGATTCTCAATCGGCGGAAAGATTAATGAGTCTGATAACGAAGTCAACAAGGCGAATGGTAAGACAGTAAGATTTATTAAAGATTACGATTTGATTGAATTATCAATTGTAGATTCTCCAGCAAATGAGCTTTGCAATGTTCTATCTATTCAAAAGGTGAATGGCCAATTGATATTTAAAGGAATTGCAACCGAAGTAGTAACAGAAAATATCTTTTACTGTGAAGACAGTAACTCTGTTTTTATCTCAACAGAGAAGACATATGACTCACCAGTATCTGGTAAGCCAGCACAACTAATTGGTTGGGTTGAGAGCTCAGATGTTAACAAAGCAAAAGAGATTGATAAGATTCTTGATGCATATAAGCACTCAAGATTTACGTTGCCTGAAACACAAACAATTGCAAAACAGGCAAACGCAGAAGGAGGTAATGAAATGTCAGATAATACAGAAAACGTAGTTGTCGAAGATGTTGCAGTAGAGGCACCAGCCGAAGCAGTAGCAGAAGAAACAGCCGTTGAAGATACAGCAGTAGTTGCAGATGATGCAGCTCCAGCTGAAGCTCCTGCAGAAGCAGTAGCAGAAGACGTTCCTGCCGAGACTCTGGAAAAAGCAGCCGAAGTATCAGAAGATAAGGTTGATGAACCTGATTTTGCGAAGATGTTAGGCGATCTAAAAGGCTTTTTCTCAGAAACTCTAAACAAGGCATCTGAAGCAAATGCAGCACAAGTAACAACAATCCAAGAGACTGTTGAAGCTTTCAGCAAGAGCGTAGATGCTAGAATTTCAGAGTTGGCAGAACAACACACAGCACTTTCAAGCGCTGTAAATAACATCAAGAGCACGATTGATAGTGTACAAAAGCGTGTCGACGCAGTAGAATCAGAGACTGCAATTAAGAAGTCTTCCGATCTTGGCCGATCAGAAGAAGTAACAATCAAAAAATCTAAATGGAACGGTTCTTTCCTCGGTTCCGTAAACGAAATATTCAACTAAGGTAGGTATAAAATAATGAGCAATGAAACATTAGAAAAGGCCGTAAACGCTGGTACTCAGGTATCAACAGGATTCGGTTCCGCAACTGGTGGAACAGGAGTACACGTAGCTTCAGAAAATGGCAACGGTGGACTTCTTAACCCAGAACAGTCTGCTCGCTTCCTTGATTATATGTTCGACGCAACCGTTATCGGTAAGGTCGCACGTACAGTTCGTATGAAGTCAGACACAGCCGAGATTGACCGTATGTCCGTTGGTGAGAAGCTTATGAAGCTTGCAACCGAGGCAGACAACACCGCAACAAACAGTGGTGTAACTTTCTCAAAAATCTCTTTAACAACAAAGAAACTCCGCATGGACTGGGAGCTTTCAACAGAATCTCTAGAAGATAACATCGAGGGTGCAGATCTAGAAGATCACATTGCACGTTTGATGGCAACACAAGCAGGAAACGACATCGAAGATGTTCTTCTTAACGGTGATACAGCTCTTACAGGAGATGCTCTTTACAAGTCATTTGATGGCGTTGTGAAGAAGGCAAAGGCATCAGGTCGTGTCGTAGACGCAGCTGGTGCTAACGTATCTCGTGAAGTATTCAACAAGGCACTTAAGGCTATGCCACGTAAGTACAAGCAACGTCGTGGAGACCTTCGCTTCCTTGCTGGATCAAACTTGATTCAAGATTTCCTATATGCTAACAGCATTGGAACAAACCAAACAATTCCACAAGATATCGCTTCAAGCGTTATCCGTGGTGGAGTTGCACCACTAGGTGGACCTGCAGGATATGTGGCACCATTCGCATTCGGTATTCCGATTGTTGAAGTTCCACTTCTTTCAGAGACACAAACTGGAACACAATCAGGAGCATCAGGCTCACACGGAGATATCCACTTGACATTCCCAAATAACGTAGTTATTGGTATCAAGCGTGATGTAACTGTCTACCGCTTCTTCCAGCCACGTAAGGACACAATTGAGTACACAATGTATACTCGTGTTGGCGTTCAAATCGAGCAGGCAGACGCTTGGGTAGTTGTAAAGAACGTTAAGGTTGCTTCTTAATTAATTAAGAATTAAACCAGCAAGAAAGGCCCCCAAATTAATTTTTGGGGGCTTTTCATTTTAATTTAAGAATGCTATAATTGATTTACCTAGAAA